GGTATCCATCTGAACTGCGTGACCTTGTACATAACTTGATCTCTGAACGCAGAATAGAACCGTGGTACCGCTTTCGGATTAATAAGTTTAGCCAGACCGTACGCATCCAATGGGCTTTGTGCGGCAGGGGTACCCGTCATCATCCACAACCAAGTGTTTGGTTTTAGCAAACTGTTCAGTACTTTCCATCGCTTGGTCTGCGGATTTTTGTAGTGTGTTGCTTCGTCCACGATGATTAAGTCAAACCCACCTTCTGCAACAGTGTCACGAACAATCTCTAGCCCGTCATAATTTATTATCACGAACTCACTACCTTGTTCGATTATCTCTTTGCGTTTCTTCGCGGAGCCATACGCCACCGAAACTGATCGGTGCATAGCAAAGCTAAACAAGTCGTTACGCCACGCTGAATCCATAATAGACAGTGGACATACTACAAGCACGCGGTTGATCCGACCTTGGTTTAGTAAGAAGTCTGCCGCCCATATCGCACTGGCGGTCTTGCCTGTACCTTGCTCGTTAAAACAAAATGCACGTTGGTTCAGTGTGAGAAACGATGCGGTGTCCTTTTGATGCTCGAACGGTTTGTATTTACCTGACCAACTGTACCGCTCGCGTATTGGTGATGGGGCGTTGATCCCCAGATTCCTTAGTACTTGCACTTCGTCTAGCCCCCAATTAACTATTACTTTATTATCAGCAAGCTCTTTGCTCTTAGGTATAATCGTCGTTACTTTCTGCGGGTTTCGCAGTCGTAGTAGTAGAGCTTTGTTGTCGATAATATCCAAAACATGTTCTCCTTAATACAGCAAATCACACGAGACCGGTGTCCGTGTATTGTAATTTTGTGGCCCCGCTTCGCTCACCGATGGGGCTAGGTCGGCTTCATGGGAATTTGGAGTTAGCAACCCTGAGCTTACTAGATTGTTTTACGTGCATCTAGCCAGCACGTAGCCACGGAGGGAGGGTCGGCTATTTCTTACGTCGAGGTGGTTTGCTCATAGCTCCACCTGCGGCACGGTTCTTACTTCGGCTTTGTACAGTAACTCCATCCTTATTACTGCCGCCACGGGCTAATGGCTTCTTGTGCGCTACGTCTTTGCCTTCACGCTTGTCAGCCTTACCGTTCTTGTTGGCATCCTTGCCTGTCTTATCCATTGCGCGTCTAGCGCGTTGGCGTTCCATACGATCTGAGTGCTCACCACGCTCTTTCTGCTGTTGGTACTCTTTCTTGTACGGTCTTGGTTTGTTCTTGTATGGCATGTTAGTTAGCTCCGTTATGTGGACATTCGGTTACTACACAATGTCTTCTGCATAGCCCACTTGGGTGTGCGTTCCATACATCGTTCTTGTAAGCCTTCTCCATTCGACCGTAGTCGAACAACCACTTACGCCACAATTTCTGTTCTTCGTTCTTGTAGTACTCGTCAGTAATAAACTTGTTTGCCACAACAAACAGAAGTCCTGCCCGCACTACTTCGATTTCTGGGAAGTGCTTAAACGTGGCTAATGCCATCAATTCAAGCTGTCCCTTGTCAGCATACTTTGCACTCTTTCCGGTCTTGTAATCAAGTACTTTCGCAACTTTATTTTCGCGGTTGATAATAATCAAGTCAGCGATGCCTCTAAACCATACGTCCTCTGCATCGAAAGCACAAGGTTCTAGGTTCTCTGTCAAGCCCATCTCGTACTCGCACAACTTCTCCCCTTTCATACTCAAAAGAACTTTGAGTGTAGGTTCCATGTACTCGAACTGTTTGGGTAGAGGCTCGCCATCTCGAATGTATTTCTCAGCCGCTTCGTGCACGACTGTACCGTAGTGCATCGCCTCGGTCTCTGGCTCCCGATAATTCTTTGCTATCTTCAAGTGATAGAACTTCTTCGGGCACTGCTCGAATGCCTTAATCCGACTAAATGACCACGGTGCAATACTCACTCACAATCTCCGTACGCTTTACCAACACCAGACTCGCAGTTAATAGGCATACCTTCTGCCCACTTCGGTACGAGCCGCATACACTGCTCTATGTAGCCTTGGGCTACAGTTAATTCGTCTTCTGGTACACAGCATACAACAGAATCGTGCACCGTTAAAACCACGCGGTAACGCTTTGATATTGCTAGCATTTGTTCGCCGATGATACATCTTGCGATTCCCTGACACACGTTTTCAGTAACCTTTCCACCGTATATCTTTACTCGGCCTCGTCGTGTCTTGTAATCGAACTGCAAGCCTTTCTCGTTCTGCTCGAACTGTAAGTCCTCATACCGCATTAGTAATCCTGACGGTAGCCGTATCGCATATTCTTCCGGCACAACTTCGAGTGATTTGCCCAGATTGAACTTACGACCCTGCGACATGTTTACAAGAGTCTGCTGTGCGTCCTTCCAGAACTGACTGATCTTGTGATTTGTCTTACGGTAAATGTCTACAATCCTACGCGCTTCATCCACGTCGATATCGGTACCGAATGACTTTAGCTGATCTTGGAACCGCACTGCGCCCATGCCATAGCCACAACCTAAAATAGTGGTCTTACCTACGAACCGTTGTTCTTTTGTTACCTTGTCTTCTGGCACGTTATAGATAGCAGACGCCATCTTCTTATATACATCTCGACCTTCTTGGAACGCTTCTACTAGGTCGTCCTGCCCTGCTAGCCACGCAAGTACACGGGCTTCGATCTGTGATGAGTCGCAGTCAACTAGCATGTAACCTTTTGGGGCTATGATGCTTTTCTTTAACATCTTTCCGTTAGGTCCACGACTAGGCAAGTTCTGCAGATTAATTTTGTCATCGCCACCCCAACGCCCAGTGTGTGCGGCATAATAGCGTACAGGTACAGGTAGCAAACCTCGATTGGCGATGTCGATGAATCTCTGGGTGCGCGTCTCTTCTAGGGTACTCTTTGTGCCAAGCCTTGCAGTGGCCAATGTCTGCACCCTATCGTCATCGTGTTCTAACAAGGCGGCAAAACCTTCGTCGGTCTTCGCAAACGCAAACGTCTCCTTGCCTGTGGTCTTACTGACTTTAGTCGGGGGTGTCACACCTAACTCACGTAGCAACTCCGCAAACTTCTGGTTGCTCATCAGTTCCTTTTTAGTTACGGCTACAGTTTCGAGTAGTTCCTCTTTACGTCTTTTGACGTTGTACATGTGTTGCTCTAGTAAGTCTAAGTCCAGATCAAGTACAGGCTCGATGAACATACGTAAGGTCAGGTCGATTAACCTCAGTTCTTGTTTCGGGAAGTTTCGTCCCATTATCTTAAACAAGTTATAGGTTAGCTCTACATCGTTGACGCAGTAGTCCCCGTATTTTTCAAGTTCATAGTCAGAGAAGTCCGCACGCCTTTTGCCTAGCGCATTGACCACCTCGTCACCTTTCTCCCCAATTCCGTACTTAACAGCAAGAGCTTTAAGCGATCCACCAACATTGAGCCCATGTAATGCACGAGCAATACACAATGTATCAGCCCAGACACGAGGGCGAACATCAAAAAGCCAAGACAGAATAGCACCGTCAAACATAGTGTTGTGAGCGAGTACCATAGAGTCTGCCCAATTAAACGTATCCAGATAGTCTTTGATTTCATCGTGTCTCCCACTCGCCCATTCAGTCGGGCCATTGTTGACTTTTATACCTACCCCAATGACTTCAAACCGAGGGTCACGCACGTACTCTTCGGTTGTCATCTTACTTAGCGAAAACTCCTTATCGTAATACGTCTCGAAGTCTATCGTTATCAAGTCCATTTTCTCTCTCCCGTTGCTCTTTATATTCGTCTAGTTCTGTTACGTCTCCGCAGTAGCCACACCACAGAAACTCCATTTGCTCTAACTCGTGCCCGCAGTGAGGGCAGTGCCTAAGTTCCGACAGCTTCTCCATCGCCTGTTCTCCTATTTATTTCTTTCCACAAAGACTCGTCGTACACGCCATCTGTTTCTTTTATTTCCGCAGACCTCATGTTTCTAGCCTTTGCCGCCCACATACTGGCTTGCAGTGCGTTACCACTTTCGGCACAGTCTTTTGCAAGGTATTCGTACCACTCCAATACACACGGAGCTGTCAGTAATCGAGGGTTATTCCCGCTCAAGCATACTTGTGGCTTCACGCATTAAGTCCTCTATAGAATTACCGGAGCTACCGGGTTGGGCGTTGTTGATATCACGTAAACGATTTACTATAAGCTGAGCGTATCCGGCAATATCTACCCACGAATCGTCATAGTCTGGGTCACCGTTCAGTATCCTAGCAATCTTAGAGCAGATCATATCTAGGGCTTCCCACTGGTCTGGCGACATAGCCGTGTCTTGTTGCAGTGCGTACCTGCGGATCATCCGCTTTAGGTCTTGGGTAATCAGGGCTTGGGTCTCAAAGTTCCCGTACCTCGTACCTCGTTCATTTAATACTTTATCAATGTCTTGCATCGCGCATCCTCATGTGAATGGTCATTGAAACAATAGAGCCCAGCGATCCGCCGAGCCATAGTGGTATTGCTAGTAACATAAAATACAGAACGTCCCCACTCTGGATCAGTTCGTACGCCTCGAATGTCACAGCACCGTACACACCACACTCGAACACAGACATCACGGCACTCGTCCAGAATACCCACATGCGCTTATGGTGCATCACGTTTAGTTGTTGGAAAGCCTTAGTCGCTACAAAGCAGAACTGTGCTACAAACAAAACAATGTAAGTAATCATACCCACTTGCCGCTGATTAACTTCTTTGCAGGGGAGCTGATCTTGTAGTATCTACCGTCAATGGTCTCGACTCTCCCCTCGCTCATCAATTCAGTGAGAACTGGCATCAACTGAGCCATCACCATAGTCTTGTTGCCCACTGTGACGTGGACTAATATGATCGTGTCCTTCACCGCCTCGCCCCTTCGCTGTAAGTAATTACACACAGCTTCCTTTGCTACCTCATTAAACTCGCTCATAACTCACTCTCTCTTTATGAAATATCGGAATGTAATTCCAGTTTTGCATAGTTTTAATTCCAATTAGACGCACATTCATTACCAATCAGACGCTAGCGTATCCAATTGGATACATTTATGTGTACTATATATGCGCCAATGTGTATCTATATGTTTACATTTCGAGCAGTGCTTTCATTACCACCACAACAAGCACCGTCATAAGTAACCAACTCATTAGCTCAATCCAATCTTCGTTGTCCATCAGAAGAAGTCTCCATCATCAGGGAAGTATTCAAGTGACTCGTTACTCCCACACTGCTCGGTTGAGCGGTTCATTGCACTGGTTAGCCCACGCAGGGTGTACTTCTCGATTATGCCGAACTCATCTTGGCCGTCGATCTTGAACGCAACTCGCATG